TATCCTTTGTTATTTTGATAACTCTGCCAAACTTATCAATTATTTGTTGACCTTTATGACTGATAACAAATGCGTTTGCCTCAGTCCCTAAAGAATTTAAAATACCTAAGAAATCCTCAATGCCAGTAGAATCTAACGAACTGTCGAAAATCTCATCAAGTATTAATAGATTTGTTGCTACTGAAGATTTCAGTTTAGCAATTTCTCTCCACGTAAATAATAGAGCAAGGTCAATTCTTAGTTTTTCTCCTTCTGAAAAAGAACCATATGCAAATTCATCTCTACCTCTAGATTTAATAGTTTCATTAAAGTTTTCATCTAACTCAAAATTAATATAGAAATTCAAAGCAGATAGATACTTATTAATTAACTGATTAATCAACGGCAGATAGTTTTTAATAACAACCGTTTTAATACCAGTGTCTTTTAATAGTTCTTGTACTGTGTTTAAATTATGTTTATCTTCTTGTAGATTATATTTATCACTATGATGAGTATCAATTTGCTTTTTCTTTTCCTTCAAATCTTCATTATCAACAGTTTCAATTTTCTCATCTACCGCTTCAGTAATTTCACCATTAATACGAGTACAGGTTTCGTTTAAATTAGTTATTCGATATTGCTTATTTGTAATGTCATTTAACGAAATTGTAATTTTAGAAATAGAGTCAGTCATTGTATTAAGTTTTTCATCAACATCAACTAATGCTTCTTTCAATTCTTCACGTTTATCAGTTAAATCGTTTCCCAACTTATCCATATGGTTAGTATCAATTTCTTGCTCACAAGTAGGGCAAGTAGAACTATCCATAATGATACGAATACGTGTGTTAATCGTATCTATTTTCGATACGAATGTGTTTTTAAAACTGGAAAAGGATTTAGACTGTTTATTAAATTTAGCAAAGTCTACTGTGGTCAATTCTAACTCAGTAATTTCTTGTGTAAGATCTGTTATTTCTTCATTACATTCTTCTATAAATTTCTTCTTCTTATCAATAAAGGATTGTTTATCCTCATTCATACTTTCAAGGTGAGATTCAGTTTGGTCTATATTCTGTTGTAATAATTCAATCTTATGACTTATTTCTCTAAGGTCAAACTTATTAGTAGATACACGTTCTTTAATTAAATCATTCATAACACCAAAGATTTGAATGTCTAATAACTCTTCAATAATAGAACGACGTTCAGCAGCCTTCAATCTCATAAACGGTACAAATGAACCAGAACCTAATACGACAATTTGCCTAAATGATTTCTCATTCATTTTAAGAATATATTTTTCAAGGAACTCTTGACTATCTCGAGCAGATGCATCTTGGTCTTTCATTTCACCATCAACGTACACTTCGAATTTCGCAGGCTTTAGACCTCGTTTAATTAGATATTCTTTACCACCAGTTTTAAATTCTAATTCAACCAACATATTTTTTCTATTGATTGAATTTACTAATTGACCGATTTTAATCTTTCTAAAAGGTTTACCAAACAAACCAAATGAAATAGCATCCATCATTGTTGATTTACCAGCACCATTAGTGCCAATCATTAATGTAGTCTTAGTTTCATCTAATGCTATTTGAGTAAGTTTATTGCCTGTTGATAGAAAGTTTTTATATTTAACATTAACGAAATGTATCATAAAGACAATGCCTCAACATATATTTCATTCAATATCTTTTTAACTGATTTTTCATTATCAATGCTCATTCCTTCAACATATTTGTTTAATGTAGTAATAGTGTCCTCTGTGTCAAATTCAACTTGTTCTGTTGATAATAATCCGTGGTCTTCAACTATTGTTAATGTTTCAGATTCACGTTCGATTTTCTCTACTAAAAGATTAAAATGACCAAAGTCTTTTTTACCTGTGACAATTAACTTAACAATTTGCCCTGAGTAATCTTCTTCTAATTGAGATTCTTTTTCTTCTTCATCATAATTAACTTTAACATGTAATTTATAAGGATTTACTGTTTGTTCACATTCAAGTGTTTCGGTATCAAATATATGAAACCCTCTATTATCATTATAATCACTCCAATTGATTTCATATGTATTTCCTAGATAATAAATATGACCATTATCAGATTTAGTATGAAAGTGACCAGAATAAACTGTATCATAATCGTCTAAGAAATTAGATGCCCTTGAATGATACATTGAGTTCACACCCTTATGCATTTCAAAACCCCTCAAATCAAAATGACCAAATGCTATTTCTGATTTAGAATTCTTAATAAATGAAAGGACTTCCTCTTCATTATCTTTATTAATCCAAGGAATTAAATCTATTTTTCTATCTTGTAATTCTAATGTTGTTGGTTTTGAATAAGCAATGATAGGATTTAATTTATCATCACCAATGTCAAATAGTTGCTCAACTGAATTAACTTCTACTGTGTTCTTATAATAAGTATCATGGTTGCCTACAATGGTATGCATAGTGATATCATTATCAATCATCGGTTGAATAAACTCTTTCCTCATTCTATTAAGTGTATCAAAATTGACGTACTTACGTCTATCCATCAAATCACCACAATGAATGATAACTTTAATATCATTTTCTATTAAAAAAGGGAAAAATATGTTACTCCAAAATTTATAAAAATAATCCCCAAACGCTCTGCTGTCGGACCTTGCTCCGAAGTGAGTGTCTGTTATAATTGCTACTTTCAAATGGTTTCCCCAAAAAATAATGATAGATTATTCTTCAATGCTTCTTTTTCAGCTTTCTTTGCTTCCCGTTTTGCTTTCTTTTCAGCCTCTTTTTGCTCAATGTCATCAATAAACTCTTTGATGTGAACATGGAAATCTACAGAACCTCTTTCATTAATGTAGTCAAAAGATTCTTTATCGTGTTCTTGAAGAGAATCCATTTGTTCAAAACCACCACCTTGGTCGAAATACTTGTATTTAATATACTGTTGTTTTTTCTCTCTTTGAATCCTTCTAAGAAAGGCATAGTAAATGATTTGAGTAAAATACGCAAAAGGGTTGGTAGATTTATCAGGATTAAAATTATGCATATAAGCAAGACAATTCTCAAGACCATCTGAAATCATATCATCCTTATAGGTGTAATTAATGAAATTAGGCCTGTAAGATAATCTTTGAGCAATCTGTAAAAAACATTTAGCGATATATTCTGTTACATAAGGTTTCTTTTTACCCTCTGCTTCAGCTTCTCTAATTGTCTTTTGGTATTCTAATAAAGCTGCAAGAAAATCCTTGTTATTAATGTAATGATTTTTATTTTCTTTATCTACTGGTTCTGATAACTTCTTTTTAGGCATTATATATTTCCTTATTATTAGTTAGTGTGTATTCTATTATATTATACTCTATTTCATGTAAAAAGTAAAGTTTAAATAGAACTAAATTATACATTTAGAAAACGACCGAAGGGAGTCTTAACGAGGATTTATCCGAGTTAAGGGGTAAAGTGTAATCTAATACTATTATACATGACTCTACACTATCCAAGCAGTTGAATCAGAGAGCAGATTCAAGTCGCTCACTTCGTTCGCTTAGGTTATATATTTAGTAAGTAATTATTAGGATGTTTTTATTAGACGAGTTAAGAGATAGAGATAGGTGACGATATCCTATTTGCCATCAAATGTTAATTCATTTGTCTCTAGTGGATTGTTGATACCATTAAGTGGTTTATCCTGACACGATTATAACAGACCTAACTTTTCAGTGTAGTCTGAACCACTTCACGATAACGCTACTATCCTATGTTGTTTAAGGCTGGTACTTTTAAATTGTAATGTTACTATTATAACTTACAAAACATAGAAAGTAAAGTTTTTATACAATTATTTTTTTAGATGGTATTGCAATGGTAGAAAACATTGATTCGTATTGTTCTGCAATTTGAGGTTCTGCCTCAGCAATGAATAAAACGTCCCTTAATGATAGGTGTATAATATTATCCTTACATGACATTAAGAATGGAGAAAAACCCATCTGTGCTCCCGCTTCGTTTTGCGATACAATACCAATAGTCTGTGGATCTTTGATGGTGATTGCTAAATTTTCGTCATTTAGTTCTAGCAAATCGCAGACTAGTTCCGTTCCCGTGTGTTTCAAATGTACTATCGATATATTCATAATTTAATGCTCCTTAGTTTATAATCAAATTTTTCTGAGTTGTAAATCTTAATTCTTTCAACGAAATGTTTCAATGAAAAGTTCTTATGTTTCTTCCATGATAAATCGTCACTTATGTCGAAAAGAGTTGCTTTATCTTTTCCTTCAGCTTTTCGTAACCCTCGACCGACAGATTGTAAATTCCTAATCCTAGACTTTGAGGGATGAGCAAAGATAATGTTATGAAGATTCCTAATATTGATACCAGTAGAATAAGTACCATACGAGGCCACAATAATAGCGTTTCTAGATTGTTCTGTAATCTTGCGGATTTCCTCACGTTTATCTACTCCTACACTTCCCGATACAAAAAAGATTGGTCTTTCTGGGTCTTGTTTTTTTAAATAATTATATAGGTGTTTTCCGTGTTTCTCAACGAATTGAAATAACACTAAAGTATTTTTGCTTTGCATTAATGTTAGATTACAAATAAATTTATTCCTAGCAACGTGTCCGACTAAAAAATCAATTTCTTCTTGATATGTAAAATCTTTAAGGAATTTTCTTTCCTCGTCTTTATATTTCAACGTTATTGCTTCAATATGTAATTTACTAATGGTATCATTATCCATCAACTCTTTAGTAGTGGTGACCTTTTTAACTGCCCCAAATAATCCCTCAAGGACTAACTTATGTGTAGTTGTACCATCTAATGTTCCAGTAAAACCAAACTTGTATTTACAATCCGTTGTTTTCGTCAAGATTGAAGTTAATGATTTTGCTTTAAAGTTATGTGCTTCATCACCAATGACGCAACCAAATTGAGAAAAGAATTCTTTCTTTAATTTATAGATTGATTGCCATGTAGTAATTATGATTTGTTTATCTGTAACTTTTTCCTTGCCAGAATAAATTCTATGTACGTTGTCCTCGGAAAACGATTCGTCAATCTCAGATGAATAATCTTTGAAGTCTTTATATAGTTGCTCAACCAACGAGGTTGTAGGAACAATTATAAGAATTTTATCTTCTATCTTTTTTCGATAGTATTGAATTAAAGAGTAAATCATAAAGGATTTACCAGAAGAAGTTGGGGAAATTAGTAAGGCACGGTCTTCGTTAATTGCGTGATTTACAGCTTTTATTTGATAGTCGTAGGGTAATATAGGCTTTCCGTTAGCGCATGGTTTTAACCCATTTATGAACGCCTCTGTCCGTTTTACTGTTTCTATATTGTGTTTTTCTGGGTATTCTATCGTTAAATTCCTGCGGTTTGCAAACTCAATGATATAGTTTAATAGACCAACATATACCTCACCACCGAATACATTAAAGAGTCGAATTTTACCGTCCCATGCTCTTGAACGAAAGGCAGGCATGAATTTGTGTCCCGGAACTTCAAAAGTAAAGAAGTCTGACAATTCGTGAGAAATACTATCATCACATTCAACGTTTAGAAATACGTCATCTTTGACGTTTACTACAATATCACTCATTATATAATTATACTACACCTTGTGTAAATTTAAGAAAATCTATCGCATTTTTAATTGCGAATCCCCTCACCGTGAACATTTTACAAATTTCTTCTAGATACTTTACTAATTCTTCTTGTAACGAAACTCTTGCATCTGCCTCAACTACTATTGGGTCAACTTTAACGTATTCTTTAACTTCTCTATCCTTCAACACATATTCATATGGGTCTGGATCATTGCCGTTATAATAATTAGTTCGACCTAATGATACTCTATATAGTTCGGTTTTTAGTTTCTTTAATTTCAAACGTTCCCTTAGAAGCATTCTAAGATATTTGTTATGTTTGAGTGGGGTTGCTAATGATTCTTTAGCAAGTAGTGTTTCGTCAATGTACAAGTCTTTTTCTACTTGCTCTTCAAGTTTTTCAATATTCATACCCCCATTATACCCTACTTTTATGTAAAAGTCAAGTTTCCATAATCATATAATCAAACATTAAGGTAACATCAGTAACCAATTCTTCTGACGATTCATTGTTGAATTGTAACTCACCTAGAATTGTTGGGAATAAGTTTTTAAAAGTGAACACGACGTCACTTACGTTTTTGTTATTTGATAATATATGAAGACTTCCGTCTGACATGATATCACCATCGTCCTTAGTTCTTGCATTAACGTTCGGGTCTGTTGCTTCAGTCATCCATCGATATAATTCATAGTAATTAGAGAAGTCTTCATCTACTAAAAAGGTCAAAGTCATTGGCGCCCAAATCGCTGTCGTTGTTGGTCTATACGTATATCCGTGAACTGGATTCGGAATAGGAACTTCGTTACAAGAAATAGTTGGAATATTAGCAGTGGTCAACCAAAACTGAGTTTCGGGAATCGCAGCAATGTTCAACCTATAATTAGTTGCCTTTGCTAGATTTAATTTTCTGGGGGTTATCATTGTACTCATACAACTATTTATACGTGCGAAAAAAAACCCCCAATAAAGGGGGTTTTAACGGTTTTCCCAAGGTAGGGGAAACTATTTTTGCTTTCTTACTATACGCCAGTTACAGTGAACTTGCGGAAATAAGGGTTAGCACCAGCGGCACCAGAAGCAAATGGGTTCATAGTGATTCCATAACGAGTCTTGAATCCAAGACGTGGCTGGAAGTCTTCTTCACCAATTGATTTCATCATTTGTAAAGGAACGTATGGGCAGTAGAACATACCAGCATCATACATATTAGAACCTTTAAAACCGACTGTAACAAAGTCTGTTGAAGCGAATTGATCAACGAATACTTTATATTTACCACCTAAAGTGCCAGCAAATACATTGTTCGTAACATCAACACCACCGTCACCACCCATGCTAGGGATATCCATAGAAGATACCATATCTAGAGCAGATGCAACATCAGGAGAACAGATAATCCAATTACCACGACCACGACCAGTGTTCTTAGCAATTAGGTTTGCTTCCTTATTGATTTGTTGTAATAGACCTTTGTAACGCTCTCCACCCCAACGTGCACCATTAGTATCTAACTGATCAGCGCAATCGAATGTACCAGCAGTAGTAGTACCACTTTGTGCACCAGCAGTTGCTTGTGACGAAATAGTATTAATGATTTCACGATTGATTTCAGCAAGAATCTCACCTGAAAGGATATTCGATAATTCAGACTCTGCGTCTAAACCATGAACAGCTTTAAGGTCTTGTGCTAATTCTAAAGAGTACTTAGCTTTAAGTGCCTTAGTTTTAGCAGTAACGCTTGACTTCTCAATTGAGAATGACATTTCAGCATAAGTAGTAGCACCGCCACCAAATCCACCTAATGCTTCACCTTGAGCAGTAGTCATTGCGTCAGCAGTACCATCATCACCAGCAAAGTCCGTATTCGGAGCGCCTGCAGGTAAAGTTAATGCTTCAGCACCTGTTGATGCTTCACCAGTGTAATGAGATTTCATTGCAAAGATTAGACCTGTAGGACCTGACATTGGTTGTACACCAATAGTGTCATATGCCATTAATTGTGGCATAGTACGACGAACTAATGAGATTAGGATTGGATCCCAGTTATCTACATTAGCACCTGTGACGTTAGCTTCATCTAACGCTGTTTGTTGATTTTCTAAAAGACGAAGTGTAATTGCACGTTTAGTAGCATCTTTGATAGCAGGGATGTCTGCGTGCTCCATAACCGGCTGCCACTTATCTTTAATTTCTTCTGATAAAAACATTATGTTTTCTCCTTATTAAGTATAAATGTTAAGCGCCAAGGACGCTTGTTTCTTTTGATTGTGAAAGTGAATCCACGATTGCTCTCATAGAGGCACTCATTTCTTCTTCATCGGCTTTCACTTCGGTTTTACCCTCAGCAATTACTTCTTCTTTCTTTGCTTCAGAAGGAAAGTAAGTTTCCTTCAAAGTTTCTAACTTTTCAGTATAAGATTCTGCGTCTTCAAATACAACACCTTCGGCAAGCGAAGATAGTTTTTCAACTTGTGTCATAGTTAAGTCTTCAGAAACTGTACTGAAAATTTCTTTAGCTGTTGCTTTATTTAAAGCATCACGTGCTTCGATGTTTTTATTCATCTCTGCACTTAGTTCTTCTTTAAGACTAGCAATTTCACCTGCTTGCTCATCAACTACATTAAATTTATCCTCAGGGATTTCAATGTAATTTTCAGCAAATAGTGATTGTAAACCACCAACAAAACCTTCTAAGATTTCATTCTTTAAACCATTTTGA